GTTAAAACGTCGCTGCGATGAAGTGAGATCGGAAGCGACAGAGCCGTTGCGCCAATAAGCGCCAACGATGCGCCATTGACACGGGCCAAACGTCAACGCGCCATGCCTCGCAATGCTCACAGTGATAAAATCAAAATGTTCCAGCGCGACCTCGGCCTATCAAAGCGGACGGCGCAGCGGGACGTGAAGGAACGCACTCCGCGTTACCTTGCCTGGGAAGCGCGCACCCGTGCAACGTTCGGCGCTCATGAAGAGCACGCTCGGACGGAAGTCGTTGAGCGACGAATTGAGCCAGTGGCTTCATTGATCGAAGAGACGGAACCCTCTGAATCGCTTCCCGAGTCCATCCCACTCGGTCCGCCCGCTGCGAACAAACTACCGTCTGATCGCACCGCGAACGAGCACGCTGAAGTCGTAGCATGGGGCATGTATCTTTCGAATGCTCGTGCTTCTGAGAAAGCCGCCCGTGCTCGTGATGACCTTCTCGCCGCTGGCTTCGCACGCACTGCACTGGAAGCATTCAAAGGCTACCTGCTCGCAAAACAAGCACGCGAACGCGACGACCTCCATCGCGGCAATACCCTCCCTGCCTCCGAATACGAAGCACTGTGCATGGACGTGATGAAGCTCACGCAGATTCAGCAGGGCATGATGGCCGATCTCGCCGCGCGCATTGATCCAACGAATCCGCATCGGCTCCTCGTGATCTTCGAGCGTTGGGTGGAAGAAAAAATCAATCCCGCTACCCGTGCGTTCATCGAACGCACGGGCCTCGCAGCATGAGTGATCGACGCAATCGGCTGCTTGGTCACTTCATCATCGCGCCGCGCCCTGGCGTCGTTGATTTCCTCACGCACAACATCCGTATCCCCAAGTCCCTAGCGCCCGCCCGCGTGCGCGGAATCTCCCAGCCCGTCAGCTTTGAAGGGCAGGGCTTCGCGCCGGAAATCCTCGAATGCTGGAATCCATCGACCGGCGTCACCGACTGCACCGTCATGTCGGCCACGCAAGTCTTCAAGACCTTCGGCATGTTAATGGGCATCTGTTACCGCATCATTCACGTCCCTCAGCCGATGCTCATCGTGTTTCCGTCGAAGCACTACGCGCAGAACAACGTCAGCCGAAAAAAACTTCAACCACTCATCAATGGCAACGACATTCTCGCCGCGCGCAAACCACTGAACGCCGATCACTTCAAAGACATGGAGATGGCGATGCTCGGCGGTGCCATCCGACTCACCGGCGCGAACTCAGCCACCGAATTGTCAGGCACAACCGAGGGCATCATCGCGCAGGATGAAGTGTGCAAATTCGAGCACCGTGAGTCGGAAGAGTCGCCCGAAGCGCATCCCATGCTTCTCGCCGACGAACGCGCGAAGGACTACGGAGCCGATGCCTTCCGTTACAAGTCATCATCGCCGAACCACATCGCTCATCCGTTCTACTATGAATACGATGCGGGCACGCAGACACACTTCCTCGTCGCCTGTCCGAACTGTGATCACCATTTTCCATTCGAGGACTTCCCGAACTCCGTTCAAAAACAAGGGCTCATCGGTTATGAAAAAGTCGGCCCTGATTATCGCAGCCTCGTCTGGTCGCCCGATGCGCGCGAAGCCAATGGCGAATGGAATGAACAGAAGCTCCGCGAGACCATCCGCTACATCTGTCCGAATTGCGGTTTCCCCATTGAGGAGCATCAGCGCACCTCCATGCTCGCCCACGTCACGCCGCACAACCTGCGCACCACGACCGGACGCACCGCGCATCGCAGCTTTCGCTTGCCCGCCTTTTACGCCCACCGGCTCACCTTTGCCGATGTCGCGTGGAACCGAATGAAGCGCGTTGATCTCTTCGACAACTCGCAGAACCATTACAACTCCTGGCTCGCCTTGCCCTGGCAGGAACTCCGATCCAACATCAAAGACGAAGACGTTCGGAAGCTCCGCGACATCAGTGATTATCGTCGCGGTGAAATTCCGCGCCGCCCTTATGCGCTAGCGCTCTGCGCGGATGTCGGCGACCGCGAGACGCATTATGAAGTGGTCGCCATCATGGACAACGATGAGATCGCCGTCGTTGATTGGGGCACCGTCCTCACCATTGAAGACTGCCTTCCGCTGCCATCGAAATTGAAATACACCATTCGCGGCACCGATGATCAACTCGCACCTGCACGCGGCTTCATCGACTCCGCAGACCAAACCATCCGTGTCATGGACATGTGCCGGAAGTCGCGCGGCTTCTGGTTTCCAAGCGAAGGCTCGGACACGCGAACCGGCACCTGGGGTAAGCAATACAAGCGCGAGCATCAACTCGACGTTTACACATTCTCCACGCACAACTGCAAAAACGAACTCTACGAAGGACTCATCAAAGAACAGCGCGCGCCGCGATTCTACATCCCGCGAGACGCCGATGAATCCCTCATCAAAGGCCACGCCGGCCAGCAAAAAATCCGCCACAACGGACAGGACATGTGGAAGAAAGTCCCCGCCGATCACTATGGCGATTGCAGCCTCCGTGCCCTTCTCTTCCGCATGGTCTGGCGCGCCGAGCGCGGCGAAGGCGCGCCCGACATCGCCTGACCTTTGACACACGGCTTTCGTCGTGGACGTAGCACTGCAAACCGACATTCTCATTGATCGCTTCGATCTCGCCGCCGTGCGCGCGATTCGGAATCAAGTGCATGATGCACTGTTGGGCCGCGCGCAGTTGCCGATTCAGATCAATCAACGTTCGCGTGACGGCTCTTCATCCGCCGGCATCCTCGTCTCCACCATTGACGACGCCGAAGGCATCTTGCTCGCCTGTCAGGCCGCGATCAAGCAGCTCGATCCCGACGCCACCTCCGCCGTCAACCCCGCCTCGCTCGCCTCCACGACCGCGCACAACTACCGCCCCGTCCTCGCATGAGCAAGCGCACCAAGTCACACACACGTCGCCAGCCGCAGGCACTCGCGCCCATCGTCGCCAAGTCGCAGGCCGACACCGGCAACAGCGGCGCATTCCTCCTCTGGGGCAGCGATTATCAAGCCGCAGGCCAGTCGCCGAATCGCGGTTATATCATGTGGAGCACGACTGACACCCGTCGGCAAATGACCAGCTTCACGCGCACCGAAATCCTTCGCCGCGTCCAGTGGCTTTATGCGCATTTCGGTTTTTGTCGCCGCCTCGTGAATGGCATGGCGCGACTCCTCGGCTACGTCGTTCCGCAGCCGAATACCAGCGATGAAGAATGGAATGAACTCGCCTATGACGCGATTCAGAACACCCTCGGCAACGCCGTCGTGTGGGACATCCAAGGCAAGTTCGACGGCATCACCGGCCAAGTGCAGGACAACGTCAGCATCTTCCGCGACGGCTTCACGCTCGCCGTGATGACCGAGACGACGAACGGCCAGCCACGTCTCGCGTATTACGAAGCACATCAAATCAAGAACGGCCCAGGATGCACCGGCACCGGCTGGGTGGATGGCGTGCTCCTCAGTCGCAGCGGCGCGCACATCGCCTACTGCGTTCAGGACGGCGAAGACAAGACGCAGTTCACCATCGTTGATGCGAAGGACGCCGTCTATTTCGGCAACTTCGAAAACCGTGGACAAGTCCACGCCATCAGCATCCTCGTCCCGGCGGTGCTGAACATGATCGACGTCGTCGATACACGCGGAGCCATCAAGGCCGCGATCAATGAGCACGCGCGCAAAGGCATCGTCATTGAACAGGACTTGCCGAACGCGCAGCACGGCGTCGGCGGCGCTGGCGTCTATCCACAGCAGACTGTCACCGCCACATTGCCCGATGGCACACAGCAACAGCTCACCTTTGAAGTCGCCACCAATGGAACCAAGAATCAAACGCTGGCACCGGGCCAGCACGTCAAGGTTATCGCTGACGACCGGCCCTCACAGAACTTTCGCGAGTTCGAGCGTGCCGTGCTCACCGATTGCTGTCATGCCTGCGATCTCGATTACGAGTCCATCGCGGACATCAGCCGCGTCACCGGCCCCGGCATCCGTTACCTCAACGCCGCATTGAAACGCTGGACGCTGCTGCGTCGCAAGCCGCAAGTGACTCGCGTGCATCGCCTCACCGTCTGGGCCCTGGCGAAGCAAATGAAAAGCGGACGCCTTCGCCAGCCCATCTTGAAGCCCGGCGAGCAGTGGTGGAACCGGCTTGAATACATCGGCCTCGCCGCCATGGACATCGACGGCGGACGCACCGCCGCCGCCACATTGACCGATCTCCGCAGTGGGCAAACCAACTACCTCACCGAGCACGGACAGCGTGGAGTATTTTGGAAACGCGCGATCAAACAAACGATCAACGAAGTCCAATTCATCGAAGCCGAATGCCTCCGCGCCGAAGAAGAAAGCGGACTGCCACCGGGCCGACTCAGCCCTGAACGCATCTTCCCGGATCGCTTCGAACCCCAGCTCGCCCCGCTCATCCCCGCCGCTGATCCATCCGCCGCCAACATCGAAGTCGATACCGAAGATACCACCGACGCAGCAGCCGCATGACCCTTCAAAGTTTGTTTACCGGTAAACAAACGAACTTCCGCACACTCATGAAATCCTTCGTTCACCTCTCCGCCAAGTTGTTCAATCGTCCGTTGCTCTTGCACCCTCCCGTGCTCCGCAACTTCGGCAACGTCCTCGCACGTCGCATCACTGGCGGTGATCTCATCATCCGTGACGAAGACCGCATCGCACAGCAACGTCGCCCGCGCACCAACGCCGCCGCCTTCGCTCAATGCTGCTCCGAGCGCGCTCAATGCCTTTGCGAGCAATACGCCAACGTCGCCGTCATCCACATCTGCGGTGCCATCGACAAGGCCTTGTCCGACTTCGAAGTCGAATGCTTCGATGCCGTTGATCTCCGCGATGTCGATGAAGCCCTCTGCGCCGCGCGCGACAACCCGCAGATCAACACCATCGTCCTCAACTTCGACACCCCCGGCGGTTCCACCGTCGGTGTCCCCGAGACTGCCGCCCGCATCCGCGAACTCGCGCAAACCAAGGAGGTTCACGCCTACACGGATACACTCTGCTGTTCCGCTGGCATGTGGCTCGCCTCCGCCTGTGATGTCATCGCCGCCACACCGAGCGCCACCATCGGCAGCATCGGCGTTTACATCGCCCTCATGGATGCTTCCGCCGCGTATGAAGCCGAAGGCTTGAAAGTTGAATGCATTTCCGCCGGTGAATTCAAGACCATGGGAGCCGAATGGAAAGCCCTTGCCGACAGCGAACGCAAGCTCTTGCAGGACAACGTCAACAAGACCTGGGCAGACTTCCGCGCCGCCGTCACTGCCACGCGTGAGGTTCCCCAGTCAGCCATGGAAGGCCAGTGGTTCGACGCCTCCGAAGGCCATGACAACCACATCATCGACCAGCTCGTCCCCTGCTGCCTCGAAGAATACATCGCGCAACTCCTCTCCAGTCCCAGCCATTGACACGCAACCACGAACCTACATCCGCACCATGTTTAACTCCGCCAAAATCATCGCCGATCTCAAGACTGAACTTGCCACTGCGCAGGCCACTCTTGCCACCACTCATACCGAGCGTGACACCGCCCTCGCGCGCATCACCGAACTGGAAGCCTCGCTCACTGAGCGCCAGACCTCGCACGAGTCCGCCCTCGCTGCACTGAACGCGCAGCACGAAGCCGCCCTCACCGCCGCCGCCGAGAAAGCCGCCGCCGAGAAAGCCCTCGCCATCACCGACGCCCTCGCTTCCGCTGGAGTCCCTGAATCCAAACTTCCATCGCGTGGCAGTGCGGATCACGGTGCCAAGGAAATGACGATGACTGAATTCCAAAAGCTTCCTCACACCGCGCGCAATGCCTTCGTTCGCAGTGGCGGTAAGCTGGTCGATGCCACCGCGAACTGATTGACACCTCCTCACACACGAATCTCGCACCTCCTCACACACGAATCTCGCACCCCAACTAAACTACCATGTCCAACGACATCTCACTCACTGGCCTCACTGAAATCGTTTACGCTGCACGCGATCAGGTTGCAGCCGAGCCCACCGGCTTCGCTCAAGGCGTCATGATCAACAGCAACGTTGAAGGCGTCTCCATCAACGGCACCATCACCAGCATGCGAACGGCAGTGCCTACAATCGGCACCAGTTACACGCCTGCAATGACTGTCTCCGCCGCATCCGACCTCACCACGACGACGGACTCGATGACGCTCAGCCAGGTCGCCACCGCCGACATTCCGTTGAAGGGTGAAACCATGAAGCAACTCATGAACACCGCAGGCGCTCAGGGTTTGCAGAACCTTATCGCTCAGGCCATCCGTGGGCTCCGCAACACCATCGAAGCCCGCATCGGCGTCGTAGCAAAAAATGGTGCATCTCGCGCCATCGGCACCGCAGGCACCACGCCCTTCGCGAGCAACGTCAACACCATCGCGCAGCTTCGCCAGATACTTCTCGACAACGGTTGTCCGATGGATGACGGCATGTTGAGCCTCATCATCAACAGCAGCGCAGGCACCAACCTTCGCAACGTCTCCAACCTTTACAAGGTCAACGAAGCTGGCAGCGATGCAACGTTGCGTCGCGGCGAACTGCTGAACCTGCATGGATTCAGCATCCGTGAAACCGCTGGCATCGCCACGCACACCGCAGGCAGCGGGGCCAGCTACCTAGCCAACGGAGCCGCCGCCATCGGTGATCGCGCGCTCACGGTGGACACCGGTTCAGGCACCATCCTCGCGGGCGATGTCATCACGTATGCTGCCGATAGCACGAACAAATACGTCGTTGGCAGCGCGCTCGCATCCAACGTCGTTACCCTCAACTACCCTGGCATCAAGGTCGCACTGCCAGATAACAACGCCATCACCGTTGGCGCTGGCTATACCGGCAACATCGGCTTCCATCGCTCCGCCATCGAACTCGGCATGCGTCCACCGGCGATGCCTGACGGCGGTGACTCTGGCTTCCATGACACCCTCTACGATGACAAGACCGGCCTCGTCTTCGACATGGGCCTCTACAAAGGCATGGGCATGAACATGCTCAAGTTTGTCGTCTTCTACGAGGCGAAGGTCTGGAAGCCTGAGTTTGTCGCCACCCTCCTTGGTTAATTCACAGTTCACCGCACCCATCGTTTCATCTCCATGAAAGCCACCTACTTCCACAAAGACCTGCCACCGCGCGCGGGCACGGCAACCAAGACCGACGAAGGCTATACCTTTGTTGGCGACAATGGTTTCACCGCCACTGAACTTGTTGCTGTTACTGATCCGAATCAGCATCACACCATCGTTCTTGGCGGGGATACAATCGAAGATCAACTCGCTCGCGCTGAGGACGAGATTAAGGTTGGCAAACAACGCATCGCCGAACTCGAAGCTCAACTCGCCGAACTCGACAAGAAAAAGAAGTAACCCTTTCAGCCTCGGTCTCGTTCCTCCGTCGTTGTTACCCCGAAGCCCGTCGCGCCCTCGCCAGCGCGGCGGGCTTTTCGTTCCACATGGAACCTTTTCAGCATCGTTGACACCGCTCTTCCATTCATGGAACGCATCACCGAAAGCAGCATGGAAGGCCAGCACGCGCAGCGCAACTTCATCGCTGATCTCGATGCCCACCAAGTCACTCTCTCGATCCTGACGCACGAGAAGACTTGGCTCGCCGGCGACACCGCACCGCAGCTCGTCCCCTTCGAAGGCATGATCAACCGCGACCTCGCCGCCATCCTCCGCGCCATCGCCACTCAACTCGACGAGCAACCCCGAGCCCGTCACCTCTGATCTTCACTCTTAGCTCTTCGCTCTCTGCTCATGACTCTAGCCGACTCCTCACGCTCCCTCGAATCCCAAGTCATCACCTGGGATGAAGCCATCGACGGTGCCACCATCACCCTCAACGGCACCAACTATCAAGTCGCCCTGACACCGAGCGCCATCACTTACGAGATGACCGAGCAAGGCTGGAAGCAGGTGCAAACCATCAGCATCGCCATTCGCAAAACCCTGCTCGTCACACGCCCAGCCAAAGACACCGCGCTCACTTGGAATGGCAACGACTTCTTCGTCACCGCCACCAGCGGCGACGCACCCCACGAACTCACCTGGACCATCCGCGCCCGCCGCGTCATCTGATGCACTCTTCATCCTTCATCCTTCATCCTTCATCCTTTCGCGCATGATCACGATGAAGATGACCATCGCCAAAGCCATCAGCCGCATGGACAAGATGCCAGGTAAGCTGGATGCGGCCTTGCGTCCCTGGCTCGTGAAAGGCGCGCGCAATCTCGTCTCATCCAGCGGCAAGTATAAAGGTCTGGTGCAGGCGACGCCCCCGTTTCGTTTTGATGTGGCGGGAGACAAGTCCAGTGATGCAAAGAAGCGCGGGGAGCTGGCCATCTGGCGCGATCTCTTCGGCAGCGGAGGCAAGAGATCAACAGGAGGCACTCGTGCCGGATTGTTTACTCCCTTGGCTGATGGTATCATTGCAGGGGCTCTCGAATCGGGCATTTATGAAAAGAGCGCCAATGTCCGCCTTTTCGTGAAAAAAAACGGCACGGTGTATGGAACAGACCGTGCCCACTTCAAAGGGGATGCTGGCCTGGCTGAGTTGAAAGGATGGCACAAGTCCAACTTCAAAAATGGGCGCATGAGCGAAGCCGGGGGAGCCACCCGCGATATTGGACGGTGGAAATTTATCGACAAATGGGTGATCAGCAAATCGCAAGCCGAAGCTCTTTTTGCCGAGGAAAAGAAGAAAGTGGGAATGCTCGCCGCTGCATTTGTGCAGGCTGGTGACGAAAAATTTGGCAAGCTCTCCGGCGTCCCGCCATGGGTGGAACGCCACGCCGTTTTTTGGGGACGCATCACTGAGATCGTGGACAACAAAGGCCGCTGCGCGTTTCACTTCAAGCTCGCCGCCCCTTATGCAAAAATCGACCTCCAGCGACGCTTCGACAGCGTCCTAGTCTATCGAAAAAAAGCCATGCAGCGCGAATTCCCCCACGTCATCCGCGCCGCCGCCAAAGCCGAACAACTTCAGAACCAAGGATGAAGGATGAATGATGAAGTATGAAACCCGACCTCTGGATTTCATCCTTCATCCTTCATCCTTCATCCTTTTAACACTCCTTCATCCTTCCTCATGCTCCCCCCCGAAGACCGTCTCCCTCTCATCCTCGCCGCCTACCTCAGCGATGCCGCCACCCTCGCCGCCTACGACATCGAAGCCATCGCCACACTGCCGCGCAAGGTCATCCGCATCGACGTTGATGCACCCGACATCAACCAACTCTCATTCGTTGGCAAGCGCACAGAGCACTCACATCCGTTGATTTGCGAAATCAACGTGAGCATCACACTCGTCCGCGCGGGCAGCGTCTCGCACGATGAATGCTCCGCGCTCATGGTTGAAATCAAACGCGCGCTCAGCGACAAGGTGCTCATCAACGCATTCACGTCCACCGTGCCCGAAGCCGACAGGCAAGGATGGAAGCCGATCTACACCATCGTTCACCCCGCCGTCACCGTCAGCGTGAGCGACGACAGCAAGCAGCAGCACTATGCCGCACAGATGCATTTCATGATCGAACTCGCCCCCGGCGTTTGACACGCGCACACCATCGCCTGCTGAAGTTTCATCCTTCATCCCTCATCCCTCATCCTTTCTGACTCATGGCCGCCCCCACCACTCCCGTCGCCCTCGGCATTTACCCGACACCCTTCTACATCGTCGGCGACACCGCTGACGTCCTCGGTGAATCACTGAACTTCACCAGCCAGGGCACCGTGGACACCATGATGGACGGTGCCACCAAGAGCACTGCCGGACAGCTCTATTCCGATCACCACCTCGCCATCGCCTTCAATGGTTTCGTGCGCGACAGCACCTTGCAAGGCACGCTACTCAACACCATGCCCGGTGCCACCATCAGCAAAGGCAGTTTGCCCTTCACCTGGCCGACAACGCTCCTCATGGGCTTCGATGGCAACGAGGGACTCTTCATCATGCAGCCCGGTGCCAAGATCACCAACAGCCGCGAGGCCAAACTCACCGGCTTCGATTGCACCATCCATCACTTCCCGCGGATGCCAGATTGATCAAAGGATGAGGGATGAAGGATGAAGGATAAAAGGGGAATCGGAACCCCACCTTCA